TGCTTGCCCCAGACGGCGAATTAATAGATGTAGGTGTAATAGATAATTGGCAAAATGAAGTAGATGGTTTAAAAGATGATCAAGATGCTTTAAATGAATTTTACCGTCAGTTTCCAAGAACTACAGAGCACGCTTTTAGAGATGAAACAAAAGGAAGTATATTTAATCTAATTAAAATATACGAACAGATAGATTACAACGAAGAGATGACTAGAACCCTTGGGATTACAACTGGTAATTTTCAATGGGTAAATGGAATCAAAGATTCTCAAGTAATATTCTATCCAGACCCGAAAGGAAGGTTTAAAGTTAGTTGGGTTCCACCTCAGCAATTACAAAATAGAGTGGTGCTTAAAAATGGTATCAAATACCCAGGCAACGAACACATGGGAGCCTTTGGTTGTGATAGTTACGATATATCAGGAACAGTAGATGGGATTGGATCCAAAGGTGCTTTACACGGTTTAACTAGATTCAGTATGGAAGACGCCCCGGCAAATAGTTTCTTTTTAGAATACTTATCAAGACCACCAACAGCCGAGATGTTCTTTGAGGACGTTCTAATGGCTTTAGTATTTTACGGGATGCCTATACTCGCAGAGAACAATAAACCTCGTCTCTTGTATTACTTGAGACGTAGAGGATATAGAGGGTTTAGTATGAATAGACCTGATAAAGTCTGGAATAAGCTATCTGTTGCAGAAAAAGAAGTGGGTGGTATACCTAACTCTTCAGAAGACATTAAACAAGCTCACGCGGCTGCAATTGAGATGTACATACAAGATCACGTTGGTATAAAGCAGGACGGGACTTTTGGAGACTTATATTTCAATGAACTGTTGAATGACTGGAGTAGATTTGATATAAACAAAAGAACAAAGCATGATGCATCAATAAGCTCTGGTTTAGCTATCATGGCGAACAACAGGCATTTATATGCACCAAATGCTAAAGTAGAAAAACCGAAGTTAAATATAAATATTTCTAAGTACAGTAATACTGGGAATAATTCACAAATAATCAAATAATAAATATGGCAGAGTCTGGCATTAAAAGTTATTTCCCGAGTCAAACAGTTAGTGATGCTGAAAAGCTAAGCTATGATTATGGTTTGAAAGTAGGTAAAGCAATTGGAGAAGAATGGTTTAATAATAACAAGGGTTCTAGTAGACATAGAACTGGGCAAAATAATTTTCATAATTTAAGACTATACGCTAGAGGCGAACAGTCTACTCAAAAATATAAGGATGAGTTATCTATAAATGGTGATTTGTCCTATTTAAATTTAGACTGGAAACCAGTTCCAATTATACCTAAGTTTGTGGATATAGTTGTAAATGGTATCGCTGAAAGAACGTATGATATAAAAGCGTATTCTCAAGACCCGTTTGGAGTAGCTAAGAGAACAGAGTACATGGAGTCTATATTGGGAGATATGGAAACACAAGAGATGGCTGATTTTGCAATGAAAGCGTTTCAAATAAATCTCCTTGAAAATGATAAAGATTCTTTACCAGAAACAGAAGAAGAATTAAGTCTACACATGCAAATGACTTACAAGCAAGCGGTTGAATTGGCTGAAGAGCAAGCTTTAAATGTTTTGTTTGAGGGTAGTAATTACGAGTTAACTAAGAAGAGGTTTTACTATGATTTAGCTGTTCTCGGTATTGGAGCTACTAAAACAACATTCAACGCATCAGAAGGTGTTGTTATTGATTATGTTGATCCAGCGAACTTAGTATATTCCCATACTGATTCCCCTTATTTTGACGATATATACTACGTGGGTGAGGTGAAAACTATCCCAGTAAATGAACTTGCTAAACAGTTTCCTCACTTAACAGAGAGCGATCTTGAGGAGATAATGAGTAATAAATCAACACGGTCATCTTACAAAATCAATGAAGGAGATAATAACATGATTCAAGTCTTGTACTTTAATTATAAGACTTACATGAATGAGGTTTACAAAATAAAAGAAACCGCTAGTGGCGCTGATAAAGCAATACCTAAAGATGATTCTTTTAATCCTCCAAAAGGGAAAGAAGGGGAGTATAATAAAATGATGAGATCTATAGAGTGCCTATATGATGGGGCTATGATTGTCGGTACTGATAGATTGCTAAAGTGGGAGATGGCAAGAAACATGATGAGGCCAAAAAGTGATTTTACTAAAGTGAGAATGAACTACTCCATAGTCGCACCTAGAATGTATAATGGTAAAATAGAATCGTTAGTTAGTAGAATAACTGGTTTTGCTGATATGATTCAGTTAACTCATTTAAAACTTCAACAAGTGTTGTCAAGAATGGTTCCTGATGGAGTTTATTTAGACGCTGACGGTTTAGCTGAAATTGATTTGGGTAATGGTACAAACTATAGCCCGCAAGAAGCTTTAAATATGTTCTTTCAAACAGGTAGTGTTATTGGTAGGAGTTTCACTTCGGAAGGTGATATGAATCCAGGTAAAGTCCCAATTCAGGAACTTACATCTGGGTCTGGTGGAAATAAAATGCAGGCTCTTATAGGCAACTACAACTACTACATGCAAATGATAAGAGATGCCACTGGTCTTAACGAAGCTAGAGACGGTAGCACTCCGGATAAAAACGCTCTAGTTGGCGTTCAAAAAATAGCCGCAGCAAACTCTAATACAGCTACTAGGCATATATTGCAAGCTGGTTTATATTTAACCGCATCCACAGCCGAGTGCTTATCACTTAGAATATCTGACATTATCGAACATTCTCCAACTAAAGACGCTTTTATTCAAGCAATAGGAGCTCACAACGTAGCTACAGTAGAAGAGATGTCAGAGTTACACCTCTATGACTTTGGTATATTTATAGAACTAATGCCGGACGAGGAAGAAAAACAGATGTTAGAGAATAACATCCAAATGGCGTTGCAGCAAAAAAGTATAGAACTAGAAGACGCTATTGATCTACGAGATGTGAGGAATGTGAAGCTAGCTAATCAACTTTTAAAAATACGTAGAAAAAAGAAAGAAGACAAAGATAGAAAGCTTCAGATGGAAAATATCCAAGCGCAAACAAAATCCAACACAGAGTCAGCTCAAGCTGCTGCTCAGGCTGAGATTCAAAAAGAACAAGTGCTATCACAAACTAAAGGCCAATTAGAACAAATGAAATCTGGTTTAGAAATCCAAAAGTTAACCAAAGAAGCAGAGCTTAAGAAAGAACTAATGGCACTAGAGTTTCAATTTAATATGCAGTTAAAGGGGGTTGAAGTTGATGGCGTGAAAGAAAGAGAAAAACAAAAAGAAGATCGTAAAGACGAAAGAACAAAGATACAAGCAACACAACAATCAGAGATGATTGAGCAAAGAAATAGTGGAAAACCGCCTAAAAACTTTGAGTCCGCAGGTAATGATATACTAGGTGGAGGATTTGATTTAGGGGCATTTGAACCTAGTTAGAATTTATTAATTATTATTATATTATATTATGGAAGAAGAAAACGAAAAAGTAGTCGAAGAGGTTACTCAAGATAAAACCGTAGAAACGGTTGATGAAAGTAAATTTAGTAGCGCTGGAGATGACAGTGTTATAAAGATAGATTTAAGTAAACCACCACCAATAGAAGAAAATGGAACTCAAGAAGATAGCACTGACAACAGTGAGGTGGTTGCAGAGTCTGAAAATACAGAACCTACACAAGGACAAGAAGAAATACACGCGGAAGCTCAAACACAAGAAGCACCGGCGTTAGAAGAGATTACCGAAGAACAACAAGTTGCGGTACAAGAGCAAGTTGAAGAAATAGCGACAGAAGCACAAGAGGCTATTCAAGAAAATTTAGAAACAGGTAAACCTTTGCCAGAAAACATCCAAAAACTAGTTGATTTTATGGAGGAAACTGGCGGTGATCTAAGTGACTACGTAAAGCTTAATCAAGATTACTCAAAATTAGATGACACTAGTTTATTACACGAGTACTATAAGCAAACAAAACCCCACTTAGACAATGAAGAAATTAACTTCCTTATGGAAGACACGTTCTCTTACGATGAAGATGTAGATGACGATAGAGATATACGTAGAAAGAAATTAGCGCTTAAAGAGCAAGTTGCCAGCGCTAAAAGCCACCTAGACGGGCAAAAGTCTAAATACTATGAAGAAATTAAAATGGGTTCTAAGCTTACAAGTGAGCAACAGAAAGCGGTTAACTTCTTTAATAGGTACAACAAGGAAACAGAAGAGCTGAACAAATCTGCCGAGTTAAATCGAAATAGTTTTGTGAAAAAAACCAATGAGGTTTTTAACGACAAATTCAAAGGTTTTGAATATAATGTTGGGGATAAAAACTATAGATTTAATGTTAAAGACGTGGACAAAGTTAAATCTGAACAAAGTGATATTAATCAATTCATGACAAAGTTTGTTAATGAAGATTCCACTTTAAAAGATCCAAACGGGTATCACAAAGCTTTATTTACAGCGGGTAATCCTGATGCTATAGCTAAACATTTTTACGAGCAAGGTAAGGCTGATGCTATAAAAGATAGTGTTGCTAAAGCTAAGAACGTAGACATGAACCCAAGACAGTCTCATGGAACTATTGATACTGGTGGGGTTAAGTTTAAGGTAGTAGGTGACAATTCTTCTGATTTTAAGTTTAAGATCAAAAATAGAAAATAAATTAACAATTAAAATTATTACAAAATGGCAATTACAAGTCCAACGGCTGGTACTTTGACACCGGCACCGGTGATGAAAGCATTAGCTAGCAATTATTTAGACTTCACAAGCGCGGCTGATGGCTG